AGCCTCAAATACATCGCCAATTGCGTCACCTATGGCTTCAACAATTGCACTCATTTTTTACCTCCTCTTGCTGGGCCAAGTACCCAAGTAACTTGGAATCCGCCGTCTTCTATTTTTTTGGCGGCGTAACCCATGCCTTCGCGAACTGGATTGCGCGAAATCATTTTAAATAAACCCAACAAACTAGAGTCTTGAAATTGAGTCACAAGAACATCAAACCCTACCTTATATGCCGCATCAGCAAATACACGGCTATTTTGCAAGAAGTTTTGCGCCGTGTCAGCATTTAATGCACGAAAGTATCCGTAGCCAGCCTGCTGTGTTTTATGGCAAATAAAAATGGTGTTGCCCTCGCGCATCTTCCAAGTGTTGGGCATCTTGAATTCAATGGTCAACATCTCTTTGACCTGCTCAATTGGCCGATCAACCTTGGTGTTTCTGGCGGCAACCTCAATGATCTGCTCACCACTCAACTTTTGCGTCCTGCTGTCAATCATCTGCATTTCATAGCCCCTTGAATATTGCGGCGGAATAAATGTTCCCCATGCCAGCCGCCAAACTCAGAATCAACCCATCTGGGGCGCTAACCGAATCCGAAAGGAAAACCGAATCGGTTTCAGTCCTATTCTCGATTGCAGGCACATACCCAGATTTTAAGTCTTCTAGCAACAAAAGTGTTTCCAGTAGCCCACTGGAACCCATTGTGTGGCCAATTTTCTGCTTATACGAGGTGGCCACAAACTGATCAAGGGTGTTTAACAGGGCGGTTTTTTCGGCCTTGTTGTTGGATTCGGTGCCAGTTCCGTGTGTTTTGACAATGGTGATCTCGTCGGAAAAGACGCCTGAATAGTGCATAGCGCCCATAATTGCCTTGGTGAAGCCCTCACCATCCTCCAACTGCCCAATTGCGTTTGTAGAGGCTTCTGACGCGCTGTAGGCGCTAATTAGTTCAGCGTGGGGCGTGGAGTCCAACTTGCCCACGGCGTAGTCAGACTCAAACACCGCCAGCGCGGCCCCTTGGCCAACCCTAAATCCAAAGTTCTTGCCGTCAAATGCTGATGGCTTGATGCCAGACTCTTCCTGCTTTTCAGTCAGAACAGCCTTGGATTCGCCAAAGAACTCTAGAACGGCGTTTGTTACGCCGTCTTCCACGGTCAGCACAATAACCCTATCAAAATGATAGTGCTTGATCAGGTTCTGCACATCCATCATCACCTTGAGGCTGGAAGCGCAGGCCGACGAGTCGGTGGTGACCATATCCATGTTGCCAAACGCTTGCGCAACACGGCCAGCGTAGACTTGCGTCAGGGTGAACGGCAAGAACTTGTAGACATAGTTCAGGCTGTTTTGTGGGTAGGGGCGCTGGTTGATGCCAGCAAAGTGAGCGTTGCCTGCGGCCAGAATGAACGCTGTCTTGCCAACAGGATTCTCACGCAAGTAAGTCAACAACTCAGGGTCAAGCACCTTCTCGGCCAACTTGTGTGGCACATAGAACATCCCAGTCTTGGCGCGGGCATAAGTGTCAGGGAACCAGTGAGCCTTCTGTGGGTAGACGATGTCGTCAAACAGATTGCAAGTCGTTGTGGAGGCCGTGCGGTAGTGCGTTAGGTAGATCATTTGATCTGCTCCTTGGCCTGCTCGATGGACTCTGGCTCAATGGTCTTGTTGGCCATCAAGAGGTCATAAACTTCCTGCACAGTGGTAGGGTGCCACTCTTTGCTTGTCTCGTCGTCAACGCCGTAGAGTTCGCAGAAGTACATCAACATCACCAAACCATCAAGGCTGTCGATGTTCAACTCGGCCATCTTGTCTTCCATAGACTCGGTTGGCTTAAATGACATATGCGCAGGCTTTGCAACCCGCGCCACCACATTGAAGAGTTCGATAAAGTCAATCATTGATCTGGTGTACTTGTTGGCTGATTTACAGCGCCGACTAAAGCCGCCGCCCAATCCTGCCAGTTGTTATAGATGTAGGGGCCGGGGATGCCCTCATTCGTGAACACATCAATTGCCTTTAACCCAGCCGCCCACTGCTTCCAATCTGTTTGAGAGTCAGGGATCACCAACTGCTGACCCGCATACGCCTCACACATCAGCGCCGCCCACGACTCAAAGGTGTGAAACCGAGGATCGTAGACAACAGCCAGTGCCATTTTATGGCCTTACATCGCCAACATTTGCATGGAGCAGAACTTTACCCAACTGATAGTCGCCGCCCTGCACATTGCTTCTAAAGATCAAACGCAACTCGCGGCGCTGTTCACGCAAGTCAATTTTTCGAGTGTCTGGGCTAAACGCATAAGGGGCAGAGGTTGTGTCCTCTGCCTGCGCAAAAGGACGGCCAGTCACTTGGAAAGTCATCTCACCAGACTGAATGAAGTCAGGTTCCATCCGCTCCAAGTGCAACCAGAAGTTGTCGCCAACAGGAGATGCCTGCGATGGGCCACCCTGAACCCAGCCAAGGTCTGAGGTGGTGAAGTAACTCTCAATGGCGTTGGAGGCTTGGTCAACAACCTCATCGGTGCCAATCTCGTGTTGCCACAAAGTGATTCGGCCAGCCGTGGTATTGAATGTTGCCGTCACCGTGCCAGACGCTGTTGCTGGCTTGTCGAGGGTCACGGTGTAGAACCCCGGCGTTGCACTTGGGGCAATGATTGTGATCAACGAGTCGGCGGCAATTCCAGTGCCCTTGACCAATTGACCAACAGCAATCAGGTTTGTCACCGACGACAACGGCACCTCAATGTTTGCATTGGTGTTTATCGTTGTAACCGAGTTAGAGAAAATCTCCTGCTCAACGCTTAACTCATCTCCAGCATTGATGGGGAAGCGAAACACTTGCGAGAAGTATCCAGCAGAGCGGCGTGCGCCATCAGCAGAGCCTGCGTCATACCAGCAGTCTTCACGGGTGTTGTAGATGATGCAGTCGTTGCATTCTTCGGAGTCACCAGAAGGGAAGAACCACCAAATCTCACCAAAGCGAGGAACCTTCTGCGCATACACCTTCTGGCTTTGCGCATAATTGAGGTTGTCAAAAAAGTAGTTCTGGTTGAAATTGTTTTTGAGTTCCTTGACCACACCGTTGTAAAGCAAGAAACGGTCAACGCCAATCCAGTAGTAGATGCCGTCATATTCAATCACGCACTGCGACGAAAGAATTGAAGACTGGCTTGAGATGATGTCATACCGCCAGTAGAAGGTTTGGGGCGTTCCAGCGACCGTCACGGTGGTTGGGGTGTAAGACACGCGGATCAGCGAATCAAGCGCCCAAAACAAGCCAGACGGTGCGTTTGATCCGCCTCGCACTGGTAAGCCCTTGACAATCTTTGTGGAGGCCACATTGACCTCGTTAGAGTCTGGGCCGTTCCAATCAAATGGATTGCCAGCAACGCAGTTTTTGATCAGGCCATTGTCGCCGTACACAAACACATAAGGGTGCAATACAACCACGCCGCCTGCAACTTCAATAATGTCGCCTGTTGGGCTGGTTCCTGAAGTGTCTGTCAGTGGCGACATGACGGTGCCAGCAATGTTTCCAGCCAAAACAGGGGTCACAGTTGTTTGGTCAATCTGCGCCAAGTTCTGGCCGGGGTGCGCCAACAACAATTGGTTGCCCGTTCCCTGCGAATCAAACGAGGAGTCAAACTGCCACAGATTCAAATCGCTTTCTGTAAATCCATCATTGATGGTTGCAACCTTGATTGAGAATCCGCTACCAGTGCCACCAATACTTGCCGCAGTGGCGCTCAATGTGTTGCCAACCACATACCCGTTACCGGGCTTTGTCAGCGTCACAGATGTCACCGCATTACCTGAGACCACAATCGTGGCCTTTGCGCCCGATCCAGAGCCACCAGTAAGCGTGATGTTGGTATAGGTGCCATTGGTGTACAGCGTACCGCCAACCAGCGTATTAAGAGTCAACACCAAACCAGTAAAGGTGAACTGATTTACCCCAGCACCAATACCGAGGTTGTTGATGTTGATGACCTCAAGACCCGACTCATAGCCATTGAACACTTGGTTCACGCCGTCAACAGAGTTCACATACAGGCCGCGAGAATATCCATGTGCATCTTGCGTGATGGCCCTGTAGCCACCGATCTTGCGAGGACGGCCACGCTGGAAACGAACCCACCGACCATCGGTGTAGAAGTTCATGTCAAAGATTGTGCCGTCGCGTTGAACCCCCGGCTGGGTGTCAATCGCAAAAACCTTTTTGGTCATGTAAACACTCCGCCAGAAACGCCACCAGTAAAGTTTCCAGTGCCTACAATTGCAAGACCAGAAGCAGACAGCGTTGAACGCAACACGCCAAGAATGGAAATGTTGAACTCGCCAGACGCGGCTCGGTAGACACCAGTTGTGGTTTCGGCAGAGAAATTAAGCGATGGAGCGCCAACAGAGCCGCTGTTCAAACTGACTGTTGATGAACCAGCCAAAATAGTGTTGGCGTTGAACAAGTTGACCGAGTCGCAAACCAATGTGGCTTGGGTGCCTGAGGTCAAGATCGCGCTTGAGCCACCGCCAGTTGAAATGGTTACAGTGTACGGGCCAGTCGTTGCATTCACAATATAGTACACCTGCACCGTAGACGGCACAATGATCGTCACATTGCCAGATAACGCGCCAGTGTACTTCTGAATCACATTGGATGCTTCAGAGGCAGTCAAGGTGTATGAGCCAGCAGTTACGGCCTTAGACAACTGAGTGAACGCAAACTGCGTAGACTTGCCCAAACCCACGGTGTAAAACTGTGTGCCACTGCAAACAATAATGCAGGAGTCTGTAGGCTGTAGCGCAATCGATCCAGAACCATTGATCAAGTCGCCACTGGTTCCCGTAATAGTCAAAGCACCAGTTCCGCTGTTACGCACAAACATAAACCAGTTATCGCCAAGTGTTCCAGCCAGCGACAAGGTCAAGGTTCCTGCACCACCAGTCCACACATAGGTGTTGGAGCGGTCAGCGGAGACCGCCGTGTAACTTGACGCAAAGGTCGTTACAGGCTGGCTCTGGTTCAATGTCTGACCAATCGCCAGTAAGCCGTATCCAGCAAGCGTAGCGGCATCAGCACCAGAGGAGCCAATACCGTAGGCAATGATGCCCCAAGTACCTGCGGTGGTTGCGTTTGTGGTGATGTAGATGTACTGGGCTTCACCCGGTGCGACGGTCACAATCGTGCCAGCGCCAGAGTAGTTCTTGACCGTTATGGTCACAGCGCCAACATTTCGGATCAACGCGTCGTTACCAACCGACGACTGATTGGCTGGCGGCATCCACAACTCGTTTGCGGCGGATAGTGTTGACACCTCCATGATTCGAGCGGCGGCATCGTCAGTGGCCGTTCCATTGATAGGCCACTCCAATTGCAAGTCAGTCGTCAGAGTGATGCGGCGATATGAGACATCCGTTGGCTGGATGACATTGCCTGTGAAGGGGCTGTTATATGACATGATCAGGTATCCAATACTGCGGCTTGACGGTCACCAATACGCTGGACATCCTCTTGTTTGAGGGTCTGCATGATCTGGTCATAGTTTGCCTGCCACATGGGCATCCGCTCGTCGTTCTTGAGAAACGGCATAGCCTGCAAAAGAGTGCCATACAGCAACGCCTGCGGGGCGTAAATGGTGAACCAGTTCGTTTGGTTGGAAGAGTCGAGCGGTTGAATCCGCTCGTAGTACAACACCTCAAAGGTGTAATCGGCGGCTGGCGTAGGAACCACCAGCCAGTGTGTGTAGTCGTAGTCGCCGTAATAAACGGGGACGCCTGTCTCTGTGGCATCAGGCCA